CCCATCTCCTCTGGGGGACTTAACCCCCGTTAGCCAGCGAGGCTAACCCATCGGTGTTTCGACTTGAAGCCACCGCGCTTCACACTGGTTAGGAAGTCCAGTTCAACCTGATCGTCAGTGAGATGATCAAGAGGATCTGGCCACCACTCTTCTACGAAGCTGTATGAGCTCCGAGGAGATGGTGGGGTTCCTGAGTCAGTGCCGTCTCGACTGTGGACATCGCTGCCCTCAGCCAGACTTGGAATGATGCTGGAGGAATTCTCAACATCATACAGTCTGTTCTGAAGGTCGCATAGCCCGCCGTCGCCGACGGATGCGTCAACCTGCGGGATTTCACTTCCCACACTAGGTCGATCTTTTCGAATCGATCCTGTGTTTCCTCCGACGTATACCCAAGTAGGTTTACGTTTGAAGGTAACATGACCATCCGTGTTTCCACGGGAGTCACGTCGGTAAGTAGAAATTCCCCATTTGTTGAGGCAGGCGATTTCGTTTCCATCTATTTGGTCCTTTCTTTTGACTGGATCAAAGACTACCCTCTTTTGCTTCCAATTATGAAGCTCCTTGTCATAGTGACAATGAGTATCAAAAAGGAAACTAAAATGTGATAGCCCCGAGCCAGGCTTTCTGGCACGAGGGATGGTACGTTTCACCACTTGACAAAGCAAGTCTCGAATAGTCTGGGCAACTAACCACTGGCCTCTCATATAAAAGAGATCAGCGGTAGCATTCCAGGACATAATCGTACTTGCATCCCAGAGCTGTGAAGAGTCATGCGGAACTTCTCTGGCGTATACCGGATTAACCGGTACGCCGTTGAAGAAATCCGCACCACAAGATTCGCGAAAGGCACTTGCCTTAAACGACTTGTTGACATTTACCTTTAGAGCATAGCTTTCAAGGTACTTCACAACAAAGTCCGCGTATTCTACAGGGACAATAATGTCATCCCCATAGATATCGATCAGTTTGCTATAACGGCAAATCGAACGAGAACTCGGACGCCCCCCGTCAAGTATGTGCATAGCAGACTGAATAAGGGTGTAAAACACCATTGCCTCTACAGGAAAGCATAATGCTGATCCCATGGAAGCATACTTAAACAGTACTATGTTCGTACCGTCGGGTAATTCGGCATGTAAAGATCGAGCATCTTCGAGGTATTCGAGGAGCCCTGAGGTCTTAAAAATGCGTTGGACTAAGTGCAAATGCACTCGATCTGACGCATCCTTCAGGTCTAGCGTAGCTAGTCGTCTATCTTTACTTGCCTTGTAGGCGAGTCGCTGATTGACATCTTGACGGGAAAACCGTATAGAATGTCTAGTCAGTGCATGAGCTTCAATCGTAGTGTATACAAGGTCTTTAACAGACTGTTGCATATACTGAACGTGTGAAGGCTCAATTGCTATGACTCGTGGCGCTGTTTGCGTCTTTGGAACGAATACGACTCGAACGGGGATTTCATCCCTTAATTCGACGTATTCGACTCCATCGGCGCGTATAGTACCTTCCCCTGTACCTCCGACTTCTGCTGCGATCCCGTAATTGGGATAGCAGTGTAAGTCGGAAGGGAAGGTATACTCCGATCGATGGTACCACTTTGTGATGCTATGCCTCTGATTATTGGCATAACGATCAGCAGTGACACCAGGGCCGTGATGACAAACAAGATCAAGGTAACTAAGCTCAGGAAAAACCTGAGACCATAGTATTCCAGAAATCTTGTCAAGGATAACATCCTTTCTCTCTACTTGAGAGGTCATTTGGCGGAGTTCGCCTTCTACTTCGATGAAATGACGTATAGCGAGACGATTTTTCTTCTCACTGCACGCAAGTTTTAGCTTCTTGAAAAAGCGGCAAACTTGCCGTATACCAGCAATGGTATATGGACATGGCTCATCGAGTAGCCTACCATCCGTTTTGAACACACGTTTGAAGAAACCTCCGAGAAATCGGGGGAGACTTCCATGCCGTGCGAAAGCACTTGGGCATGTGAACGTCCCAACTTCGATGCCTCTTTCGAGAGCATCACAAAGTTGAGGAAGGGTAATCGTTAAAAACGAAAGCCCTTCGTGTTCGCATCGATCTGAAACACGTTTCAGATCGCGTTCTACGGACAAGTCTAAGTCCAGACTGAGTTGCCTCAGAATGGCTTGGACGAGCATGGTCGGTCTTTTCACTGTAACCTCCTTTAAAGTGAGGACTACAGGACCGTCTAGGCTAAACTCCCTTTCGGGGATTATGTGAGATTACAACCGATTAAGTGGTATGTAATCAGGAAGAGAATAATTGATATGACGACACGAACAATCGTAAGATTGGAAATGTCATCAGACACGATTAAAACTCGCCGCCGAGAACCTTGTTGTAATTGGTTGAACTCAACCAAGTCTTCAAGGCATCGATCACATAACCGATCTCAGTATCCGAAAAGACTCCAGAGCGTGGTTCGTCAACGACGAAGTACACACTGAAGCCTGACTCTTTGTTGACTGCCGAGATAGGATCTGCGGCAATCTTCGTCTGAGCCAGACGGACTTCACGACGAAACCGAGCAGTAGTTGTATTCTGCTTGGTCGTCATGACGGTTTTACCATCAACAGACGTATACAGATTCTGACTTGGGCCCTGTTGGGTCCGCGGCAGAGAAACTGCAACGGCATTGATAGTAACCGATTGAGGATCAGTAAGCACTAGAAGCTCCTAACTTTGTTACGCATACAAGTACGTATTCCGTACGTACGACGGTGTGCTATCCAAGTCTAGAGAGCCCTAGGGCCCCCATGATAGCGAGTTGGGATGAGTTAAGTGAATTATTACTCGTCCCAAAACCAAAGGGATCACCTCTAAGTCGGGTTTTGCAACCTGACCTAAGACGTGATTGAGTGGTCACTGAAAATGGTTCAAGTGTTTTGTCTCTGAAATATGAAGACGTGCAATCAGTACGCACTTCAGTTTCAGTTTGACGCATCACGTAAAACCATTGAGCAGCGAGACCTTCGACAACGTTAAGGGAAGTATTGTCAAGAACATTGCCAATATGCCCATACCAGTCGAAAAGCCACGACCACGGAATGATATTATAGACCTGATGAGGTGTAGGCCGGAATCCAAAGATTCTAGCTTTCATCTTTCTCGTCCATTCTATATTCCGCGGCCCAGGAGGCAGAAAGTATCGGAAGGCTGCAGAAGCCCACACGAGATCTCTCTGTATCTTCTGGAGTCTATAATTCCCTGGCGCACTATAAAAATAAGTGACAAAGCCAGGGCCCTGGAAATTTCCAGACCCCAATGTAGGGGGATCATAGACTTCGGATGCGGCAAGATTAATGCGATGCCGCACCAGCTTACTCTCATCTCGGATGAGCTGATCAAGACGTTCCTGCCATTGTATCTGACTAAGGATAAATGACCGGACGTCTTTTAACAGTGCATCCCAGCCGAACTTCTGAGCCAGGTAATAATTCCCGGCAAATTTATGAAGTCCGTCTTGGGTAAAGCGCTGTTTAAGCATACCAGGTAAATCTTTCAGCTCGTAAGCAGAAACAAATCCCTGCATTAATGCTCGATCAGGCTTCATCTTCGCATAGGCCTCAGCACCCCAAGCAGCCCCAGTAACTTGTGGGGCATCGGTGTAAGTGTTTCGGAAACCCCAAACACTTCCATCGTAGTGGTGCTCGGCGAAGGCATGGCCACCTTGGATTCTGCCGACATCGGCAGTTCCAATTTCAGCGTAGTTATATACTACCTTGAAATCTCCTCCAACCTCGCGGTTGGGAGGGAAATGTGGATAACCATAATTGCCATGCGACCAAATCAAATTCTTGGTACCGTCTTTTAACGCTACCGAGTAATCTGTGTCGACACTACCTGCATAGTCGGTATGATACCGGCCCATGAAGGTTTTATCAGCAAAGACTTGATTTGGCATAGATGACCTTTCTTAAGGTGGAGTTGTTCCGTAGAACGTGGGAGAGCCGAGAG